ATCCGTAATAAATATTTACTGCGACTAAGTTACTGATATACGCATAAACACCAGTTACAGCTTTTACACCCTCACCAGGAATAAACAAAGCATTATTGTAAGTATCGCTGGCGGCAACATCATAAGACATTAACCAATTGCCTGTGGAATAAACCATTGCAGCACCCGCAGTAATTGTTCCGCTATTAATATCTGTAACGGTAAAGGAGTTGGCATTTACAACGGTTACAACGTAATTACCATTAGTAGCCGTTCCTTCTGAACCAGCAGCAAAATCTATCCCAATTACTTGTCCAGTGGTTAACCCATGAGTTGTTTTTGTAACAGTAATAAGGGTTCCAGCACGACCATAAGTAGCCGTTACAGGAGCAGTCACGGTATCAAATAAAGCTACATAACCCGCAGAAGTGCTTCCAGTAAAAGAAATACCTTTAATGCGTGTACCGTAAGGCACCATAATGCCACTGCCATTTATATGCGCTTGTTTTACGTCATATTGCATCGTCATAATTAATCTCCTAAGTTGAAAGAAAGGTAGGGTAAACCCCTACCTAACCAGATTAATTTTGTTGACCAGTAGGACGTTGGCTGCCATCAGAGTTACGAACAGCATAGGTAACAATAATTGTTGCTGCACCTGTAGTTAATGAAGTGCCTGTTAGTGTGTATGCAATCAACACGTCAGAAGAACCAACATTTAACCAGCCGCCAGGAGTAGTAGCATTAGCACCCAAAGCTACGGAGCCTACGTTAGTAATGGTACCAGTGGTAGTAAAGTCAGTACCGCCAATGTTTAATTTGCAAGTAGCAGCTGCATCAAAAACAGTTGTAGTAACAACTTTAACGTCCACGATTTGTGAACCAGCTGGAACAGCAATCAAGTTGCCAGTTAATGTGCCAAATACAACATTACCAGATTGAGAAACAACAGTGCAACCTGTGTTAGCTAAAGTTGTTGCAGTCGTGCCAGTTGTGTAGCGATTTGTGCCTAATAGCCAAGGGCCTAGGTGAGTAGCGAATCCCATGAGGATCTCCTATATACAAGTTAAGCCTATAAGTCGGTATATCGTCTGCTGGGGCAGTCAAATAGGCTGGATTTACCCAGATGTTTTAATAATACTACTTTTTTAACTTTGTGCAACATTTATAAAGAAAAAACCCCGCTTTTTGGGCGGGGTCTTAGCTTATTTACTTTCGCTTATAAACTTATTCATTTCCGCAGCTCGATCAAGAATATCTTGGAAGGAGGGAAACTTAGGGGGATCGCCAACTTTACCCATTAAATCCCAAAGGTGCATTGTGGCGTGAAACTGCCCCTCTAGCATGCTTTTAGCGGACTCAAGTAACTGATAGCGTAGTTCAAATGGATTCATAATAAAACTCCTGTGTGTTGTGTGTATGAGCAAAAGCGCTCAGAAGTAGTATATCACAAGTAAAAACCCCGCTTTTTGGGCGGGGTCTTAGTAAAGCCCAAATGCTAATTAAGCACCTGGTGATCCCCACATTCCGAGTGGATCAGACCAACCGAATGAATAACGCTCACGAGACTTGTAACGAACGTTACCAGTATCGAAATCACCATCCATACCAGTGCTCAAAGGAGTACGAACAAAATGTTTCATACCATTTGGAACATCAGTTGTTAAGAAGTAACCATTGGTATCGGTCAGGTAGTTATTAACTGTATAACCATCTGGAATCGAACCATTGTTTACGATAGCATTGATGTCATTATCGGTTGTACCAACACGCAATTGAGTTTCAAGCAAACGAGTTGCAACGAACTGTAGTGCAGGTGGAACTACCAATTTCTTAGGTTTAGCAGCAATTAACAAACCACGCTCATCAGTCCAAGCAGCGATCTGAATAACGGCAGCTTCCAAAGAAGTCTCGTTTAAGTCAGCAGCTGTAGCCTGAGTGTTGCTGTTTGTACCGCCAGATACCAATGGGTGAGCAGTGCTGAACAAAGGAACGCCATCACCACCGTAATAAGCGGCAGAGTTAGTAAATCCATTGTTTAATACAGCAGCGGCTTTAACCTGTTTGGTATAAGCCATAGCACGAGCCAAAGCCTTTGTATAGCGAGCTGATAAAGAATCGTAGAGGTTATCTTCGATTGCTTCTTCAGTCAAGCTAAAGCCAAGGGCAATAGTTTCGTGGTTGTAACGTGCTGTGAAAGCCTCTTGAGCATTGTCGTAACGAATAGCGGAGCCTTCGTTTTTGACAGGTGCAGCGGAGAAGCCAGACAGTTTTGTTTCTTCTTCAAACGAACGTTCAGAGGTCTCAGTATTGTAGATCTCTTTGTGTTGTTCACCATACGTTGCATACTCAAGTCCGAACAAAGCGTTCAATCCTGGGAGCAACTCTTTCAGTAGTTGTGCGCGTGAAATAGCCATTTATAGCTCCTATTAAGCTGCAGTAGCTACACCAGTAGCGCTGTAGTAAGTATGGATACCAAAGTTAAATTTAACAATAACTTCAGTATAAGAACCCGATGCATTAACTGTCTCTGGAATTACGTCAACAATACGCATTGGTAATGTTGAAGTACTAGCTGTAGTAGCTGAAACAGATGCTAAAGAGTCGCCTGTGGTTGTGCTACCAGTGGTCAAAATTAAAGCTGTATTTAGACCAACTGCTGCGCGTGTTACGCCAGACATTGTTGATGTGCCAGCAGCGGTAACCGCAACTTTGAACAATGCATCTGGATCATCCAATACAAAAGCTTGGATGTCAGTAGCGTTTGTGCTAGCTGGGTAATACTGTTGTTGCAACAATTGTTTAGTTGTTGGGTTTGTGAACTGACAACCCAAGAAAATACCAACTGCGTCGGTTGCGGTAGCTGTGGTTGAAACTTTGCTTAGAGTGCCACCAGTGTTTAAACGCACGACATCACCGTAAAAAATTGATGTGCCAGAGTTTTGAGCAATGGGGATTAAGCGAGTTGAACCAGCAAATACCTGACCACCGATCAAATTGATCGGTTGAAACCCGTAAGGGCCTGAAACGGTAGGATAAGCCATTTATAACTCCTAATTAAATTTAATTACCTTTGCCAAAACTTACCGTGGATTTTTTCTCGTTAAAGAGAGGCATCCTTGGGTCATTTTGGCGCATAAGATTATTGTCTACAGCATCCATCTGATTTTCGGCTTGAACTTGATAATGGTTATTACGTTGTTCAACGAATTCTTCTGGAGTTTTGCAAAGCAACAATCCGCCAATCTCAATGTTGTCTTTAAAACGACTATTGGGGTCAATTAATAGTTGAAACTTAGGTTGTTCCTCAGCCCTAACAGGTTCCCATCCTTCTCTGAGTTTGGCAGAGAGATTGCGGGGATCCGCACTATTCAAAGTAGATACTCTAATCCAACGATATGCAAAACCTGCTTGCTTATCTGGTTCTGGCAACAACTCTGGTGGTTTCCATGCCTCTGGACGCACTGATTGTTGACGAGTTTCTATTTCACGAGGTTTTCTATTTTCAGCCATTTTTGGACTCCAATTTTGTAAGTTCACGAGCGTATTGCTCTGGGGTTAGATTGAATTTCTTTGCCAGTTGTAACTGCGTTGGCGTAAGTCTGACTTTTTTTGGAGAGGTAGACCTAGTGGCTGGCGCAACTACTGTGCTCGGTTTACTAGTTTTCGCAGAGGGTTTGGCCTCTACCTCGAAAGAGTCTTTGGTCTCTTCGGAAATCCCAAATTTCTCTGGGAATCTTTGACGTATTTCTTTGTCAATAACGCCATAATAATGATCGGAGCCTATTGCAACTCCTTCACGCTCAAGGCGTCTATGAATTCCCATAGCTAGGAAACTCATATCATCATCACTCCCATACCAGCTGTTTTTGTCCAGCCACGCTTGGGTTTTTGAGTCCAAACGTTGGGGTTGTTGTATTTGTACCTCATTTTCCTGAGATTGTAAAGCTTCTTGTGAAAATTCAGGCCTATACCTTTCTAATTCCTGAGATTTAATTTTAGCTTCAGTTAACTTTTCTTGAGCATTTACTAAAAGCTCAGAATCGCCAGAGTCATAAGCTTCTCTGTAAGACCGTTTAGCATCCTCTAGTTCGCGGCTTATATTTTGTTTATAGCTTGAAACTAAACTTTGCTCACCAGTGGTTAACCTGTTCTTAAGTTTTTTGTTTTCTTCAAGGATTTTAGTAGCAAAATCAATAGCTTCTTGACGTTCCTTATCTGCAGCGTCTTTAGCTCTACGTTCATCGTGGTAGACCTTTTTCATCTGGATTAACTTCTTTTTTACCTCTCCAGAAAACTCTTCTAGGTCATCGTTATCGAGTTCTTCAACAATTTCCTTGGGCATAGGTTCTGCATTTACCTTGTCCTCTACTGGTGTATCGTCTATAACCTCAATTTCAATAGGCTCTAACTCCTCTACTTCTGGAGCTTTATTTTCTAATTCATCTGGGAATTTATATTCCGTCATTTCCATATCTGGCATTATTTTCTCCTTATGCTCTGGTTATGCCACGGGGATCTTGGACTATTCCTTCTACAGAATCGTCATTAATGATCCTAAATTCTCGTCCGTGGATCTTTAATCGTGTGCCAGAGTTTGGTCTGGCTAGAATAAAGTCACCTTCTTTACACCATGGGCCAGTTGGGAACCTTGTGCTGTCTTTATAACAGTCAGGACCCATCTTTACCACAAAGAATACGGTAGAAAGTAGCTCTTCCGTGTGCATAACGGAATCAGCTTTGATGATTCCGCTTTCATATTCCTTCTCTTGCTCTGGAATAGCTACCAAAATACGGTATCCAGAAGGCTCAGGAAGGACTTTTGCCTTTTCTTCGTTACTTGCACTAATGTTTACTGCGCCTACAACTTGTGGCTGATTGGGATTTGAGCCAATCAGTATCGTTGTATCACTCATCCGAGTTCTCCATTCTTTTTTTGAGGTCTGTAATGGTTAAACATGCAGACTCAAGACCTCTAATTTGTCCACATGCGTACTTATATTCCTCAAAATTGGTGCAATTTCCCGCTGAAACAGCTTTTTGGAGCATGTCTATGCGTTCTTTGTACTCTCTTAAGAGGTAATCTAAATTTTGATCCACTATCTTTTCCCTGTTTGAGGTTTATTGGCGGCTACAACTGCTTGCATAGTCTTAAGTTCTAGCTCTTGCTGGTCTTTTTGTTGTTTGGACATCAGACTGGCTTGGGCTATACGCTCTTGTGAAGCGATTCTTTCCCGTTCTACCTCCAATCGAGCAGCGGCTTCTGCTGCATCGGATTGGTCTTTCAATGCTTTACGCTGTTCTTCCTGCTCTTTAAGCTGAAGTTCTTTAGCTTGCATTTGAATCACTGGATCTTGGGATGCTTGCTGGGCTTGCTGTGCAGCCACTTCAGTTTTGTTGCGATTTAGCAACATATCAGAAGCTTGGGCTGCCAACTGAGATATTTGTACTTCCATATCTTTTGGCATACCTTCTTCGCTTTCTTCTTCTCCAGTAGGCAATGGAACACCCATCATTTCTTCCATCTGTTTGCGGTATTCAAATGCTAAATGCTGTTGAATATGTGCCATAGCTGCTGCACTAATGGCTTGAGCTTGTGGGTTTTGCCCAACTAAAGCCGCCAGTTTTGGATCTTGCATGGCGTTCATGTGCACTTTAATGTGTGATTCATGGTCTTGGTATATAAAAGCCTTGACGGGTTTCATATTCAAGATGTTCATATTTTCCGTTACAGGATCTTCTGGCATCTGGTCATCTTCAATCTTTACCAGCTTCTTAGCGTTCTTAATACCCAATACTTCTAACATTTGGCGGTGCAATTGCCCCATGTCATACAGTTGCGGAGCTTGTTGAGCCAACTGAAGAACGGCTTGATATTGGATAATCTTTTGTGCCATGGTTGCAGCATTTGGATCACTAACAGGAATTACGTCACAGTTGTCGTAATCTTCTTGTTTAGCAAAACGAGTGCCAC